TGAAAATAGGAACTCCAGCCAAGAATTTCTTCTAAGGAAAGTTGCCTGATTTCTACTAAAGATTTTCCTAGTTCTTTAGCAATGCTGAATTGCAGCATCATTAAGTTATCTTTCCTTAGTTCTTGGCTTAAAGTTTTGGGTCTATTGGCTCCTGATCGTCATTAATAATAGCCAACATTAAAGCCTGTAGATCAGCGTCTCTGACTTCATTTTTTAGTATGTCTATTTCTCCAAGAGTGAATAACCTTTCACCATTTTCATCTTGAGCTTTTGTCAGAAGTAAGCGAAGAGCAAACTCGTTTGCATCATCAGATTTGGCTCCCTTTTGTGCCCTTTCTCTTTCTGCCATTGTTAATGGTGTTACCCATAATTCAAATATGGTTCCGTCAGATAATTCAACCTCTTTCTTTGTAGCATCTAAGTTTGCAGCCTTTTTTAAACGATCTATTGCACGAAGCGGTCTTGAGCTAGTAGCCATAATAAGAATTTATGTGCCACTACTATAGCTCAATAGTCAATAAAAAACCCTGCAAGAAGCAGGGTTAGTGGAACATTCCGATTCCGTTACTATTATGTAGAACTTAAGTCGAATGTGGGGAGTCCTGCTGGACGGAAGTTAACTGTTACTTCTTGAGCATCATCAGGGTTAACACTGAAACTTGCAGAAGTTAATGTTGCATCAAAGCTGATTGAGCGACTAAGAGTGTCACTAACAGATCCACCACTAAATACACGGTCTGTATAAAGCTTGAACGCTGCACCAACTTGTT